TTACACAAAATATAACAAGCCCGAATATAACAGCAATTCAAATTGCAACTGGAAGTTTAAATTCTTACACGTCTTCTTTACAAACAGCAATAGAATTAACTGGATCTAACTTAACCATTAAAGGTAACTTATTAGTTAAAGGAACAACAACAAATGTAAATACAACAACACTTGATGTTGATAATAATCTAATTAATTTAAATGGTAATGGTGCATCATTTGCTGGATTAAGAGTTAAAGATACCACAGCACCAAATCAAGTTTCTGGTTCATTATTATGGGACGCAACGAATGATTATTGGATTGCGGGTCAATTAGGTTCAGAACAAAGAATTGTTAGAGAAACAGAGTTTAACAATGCCGTTACTAGAATCGGAAATGTTGAAACCTCTACAGGATCATTAAACTCATATACATCTTCTAATAATACCAGATTAGGGGTTATTGAAAGCACCACAAGTTCTTTGAATACATTTACAAGTAGTGCGAACGGAAGATTAAATTCTCTTGAAAGTGCAAGTAGTAGTATTAGAACAGATTTTAATAGTTACACAAGTTCTAACAATAGTACAAATACAACACAAAACAATAGACTTAATTCTATTGAGAGTACAACCGGCTCATTAAATACTTTTACATCGAGTGCTTCTAGTAAATTAACTTCAATTGAATCATCAACTAGTTCACTTAATTCGTACACTAGTTCTAATACAACCAATATAAATGCAATTCATACTGCAACAAGTAGTTTGAATTCTTATACATCTTCTAATAATACTAGATTGGGGGTTATTGAAGCTACAACAGCGTCATTAAATAGCTTTACAAGTAGTACCGGAGGAAGGTTAAGTGCATTGGAAACTAGCACAGGTTCATTGAACAGTTATACTAGCTCTAATACAACTAACATAAATGCAATCCATACTGCAACAAGTAGTTTAAATAGTTTTACAAATTCATTTAATAGTGCATTTAGTTTAAGTGGTGCCGATGTTACTGTGAAAGGTAACTTTACTGTATCGGGAACAACAACAACGGTAAATTCAACAACGGTTAATATTGCAGATAATATCATTCAATTGAATGGTACAGGCGCAACAAATGCTGGTCTTGTTGTTAGAGATGCTACTTCACCATCAAACGCATCTGGTTCATTATTATGGGACACAACAAGTGATAAATGGATTGCAGGTGTGCTTGGTTCAGAAGATGATATTGTATTAAGAACAACATCACAAACGTTAACTAATAAAACAATTAGTGGTGCATCAAATACTTTATCAAACATTGGTAATAGTTCCTTGACAAATAGCTCAATCACCATTGCTAATACATCCACATCATTGGGCGGCAGTATAAGCGCGGCAACAATCGGTAACGCAATTGGGGCATTTAGCGGTTCAGCTCAAGTAGCATTAACTGGAACAACAGGTTTTGGAACATATATTGATCAAGCATTATTAACAACAAGCTCACCAACACACGCTAGCTTAACAATAACAGGTAGAGCACAAATAGGTGGAACAGATAGTAGAGGTGTGTTAACAGTTCAAACCGGCTCAACACAAACATATACAGCTAACACGGATCCAACAGATGCTGGGCGTTTCTTTGTTATGCAAAACACAAGCACAACAAATGCTGCCGGCCAGTATTCAAATATAACATTACAAATTAATCCAGGGGGCTCAATCGGTAGCGGTAGAGTACTTGGTGATATTCGTTTAGTTAGAAATTCATTAAATGGAACTAGCGCTAGATTTGTTTTCAGTGCATTTAGAGACGATGCAACATATAAAGATTATTTAAGTTTAGATTTTGCTGGCGCCACTTTTGCTGGAACAATAAATGGTTTAACAGTATCTACCGGAACCATAACTTCAGGTACTTGGAATGGTAGTTCGATAAGTACAACATATACTGACGCAAAATTAACATCAGTAGCCGGCACTACAAACCAAGTAAATGTTAGTGCAAGTACTGGCGCAGTAACATTCTCATTACCGCAAAGCATACATACTGCCGCAACACCAACATTTGGTGGTCTAACATTATCAGGAACTGGTACTGGAAATGCACCAACATTAAGGGTTAATAACTCAAGCGCTTCTAGTTTTAATCATTCAATAGAAGCATTTGCAGCAAATACAACTGCTGGCCAAACAAATTTAATTGTTGTTGGGGTATCCGGTAGTACTAAAAACGCAGGTTACTTAGGTTATAATTGGTCTAGTGCTGGTTCTAATAGTAACTATGTAAGTTTAGGACATTGGGGGGCAGATAATTTATTAAGAGTTTACGGTGATGGTACAGTTTATATGGGCACTGTTACAACAGGTGTTTGGAATGGTACTTCAATTGGTACAGCATATACCGACGCAAAAGTAACATCTGTGAGTGCGGGTACCGGTGTTTCTGTTAATCAAACAACCGGAGCAGTAACTGTTTCTATTGGTCAGTCAGTGGCAACAAGTGCGTCCCCAACATTTGCAGACGCTACATTAACTGGAGGTTTAACCGTTGGTGGGTCACTTTCAAGAGGAACGTATACCACAGCATCTAATTACGTAACAGGTGCAGATAATATTGTACTAAAAGGTAATTCTTCAGGCGTAAGCGGTATTTTCTTCGAGTCTGAAAAAGACGGAACAAATATAAATCACCCATCAGATTTTGGTTTTATACAATTTCATCCTTATGGTATTGGTGGATCAAGTGGTGAAGCGAATCGATTAGTTATTGGCGTTTCTAATGATGCGGATGATATGATTGTACTTAACCCAATGGATACCAATGGTGTTAAAGTTAGGGTTGGGACAGGCACAACCGAATATAGTGTATATCATTCAGGAAATTTAACTAATCTAAATCAACTTACAAATGGGCCAGGTTACATAACAGGAAACCAATCAATATCAATAAGTGGTGATGCGTCAGGATCTGGCACAACATCAATTTCTTTAACCGTAAGCCAAATACAAGGCAGAGCATTTAGAAATACAGGATCAAACGAAGGTGTTAATGCAAATAGTTTAGATGCGAATGGTACAACATATGTTACCAACGTTGATGGTAGTTCAACCAACTTAACAGGTAATGCAACAGATGGGGCACTTTATTCTCAAGTATATAGTTCAAGCTGGCAGCATCAAATTTATGGTGATTATAGAACTGGAATAATGTACGCGAGAGGTAAAAATAACGGAACATGGCAATCATGGAAGAGAGTAGCATTAAGTAACTCAACAACATTTTCTAACGTTTCAAGTGTTAGTTTTACACATAATTTAGGAACAGCAAACTTAACTGCACAAGTATTTGATAGTAGTGGTAACATGTTTTTCCCTTCTGAAATAAACATAACATCAACAACAGTTACAGTAACTTTTGCTGCAAATAGAACAGGAAGACTTGTTGTTACCGGATAAAATACGTATATTAAAGTATGTTAAGAGAAAATGTAATTGTTAGTGGCTCTTTAGATGTTAGTGGACAATATATAATACCTAGAGGACCAAGAGCTAATAGACCATCTAGCCCAGAAATAGGATCTCTTTACCTTGAAGAATCTAGTAGTGGAAGTTTTGTTGTCACGTACACAGCAGCATCAAATAGAGATGATGGATGGGAGCCAGTTGGTTCACAAAATACAGATAGAATAGGTTTTTTATATAGACAAATTATTAATTTCTCATACTTGGCCGGTGGTTATAAAGATTCTTCACCATGGAAGAATGTACACCGCACAACAAATGCAACCGATCAAACAGTTCACTTAGGTGAATTAATGGACTATCCAGCATCATATACATCTGGTGCGTGTAGTAAATCAATATTGTTTGTATGGTCAACTAACACAGACGGTCTATGGAAATCGGCAACACAAATACATTCAACATATACAACAGGTGTTCATATGGTAAATGAAACTGCGTATGCACACCAATCTAAATGGGATTTAGCAAATGCAAGAGACGATTTAGGTACATTATTCCAAGAAACAGAATTTGCTTGGGTATTTGGTGGTGGTGTTGCGACTGTAGAGAAATTTAATTTAACTAATGAAGTTATGTATAGTGTGTATTATCCAAATATGCAACCATACTTAACTTTAAAAACATCCCTCACTAGTTCTCTTGGTGCATCTGGTTTTTCAGATGAAAATTATGGTTATGGTTATGGTTCGGAGAGTGGTAATAAATTGTTTTTTGCCACAGATACTTTCACAACAAACCAACAATGGGGTGCAAGCGGTCAACAAAAAGGTATTAGCTCAAAATGGGGTAAGGGATATGCTGGTAATGAGGGCACATATAATGGAGGTTATAATTTAAGAAGATGGAATGTATTTAACGAAACCAACATAGGTAACGTAGCCAAACCACACGGAAATTGTGGGGAAGAAAACTTCACTATGGGGCAAGATCATCAATATATGCTTGGAAACTATGATGGTTTACAAAATAATACGAGTTGGAAGTTTGTTTATGCAACTGATACGGGAACCGTAAACCCAGCTGGACTAGCTCCAGGGGTTAATGGTGGTACGTCATCGGGGCATTGCGGTTGGAGAAATTAAAAAATGTATTTATAAAATATGCGTCACGATAACATAGAGATTAGTGGGTCACTTAGAGCACAGGGGATTGCAAAACCACCAGCAGGAAGTAGGGCAAATAGGCCAAGCAGTCCTGTTACTGGTTCTTTGTATTTGGAGCAAGCGGCTAGTGGTAGTTTTCTCATGGTTTATACTGGGTTAGATAATGGTGATAGTGGATGGGTAAGAGTATCCTCACAAGTCAATTCAAATGTTGGCTTTAAATTTAGACAAATAATTGCTGTTTCATATTTGGCCGGAGGGTATAAAAACTCTTCACCATGGAAGAACGTACATAAAACAATTAATTCAACAGACCAAACATCACATATTGGTGAACTATTAGATTATCCGGCATCATATACATCAGGTGCTTGTAGTAAGTACATTTTCTTTGTATGGTCAGTGAATACCGATAATGCATTTAAAGGACCATCAGATGTTAATGGTGTGAGAACATCAGCAATTAATATGGCAAATGATACAAACTATGCACACCAAACAAAATTCAATATAACAACAGCAAGAAGTGATTTGGGTACAATGCATAAAGAAACTGAATTTGCATACATGTTTACTGGTGGTAGTTCTTATGTTGAAAAATTTGATTTAAGCAACGAATCAATAATGACCGGTTATAACTTAACAACAATAGATGGTGGTGATGGTGGATCCGCTTTTTCTGATGAAAACTTTGGATATGGATGGACATCTAGTGCAGGAATTAAATTCAGCTTTGCTTCAGAAACATTTACTTCAACCGGTATGTGGGGGGCACACTCACAACAAAAAGGCATTAGTTCTAAAGTAGGTAAAGGTTACGCTGGTAACGAAGGTAGTTATTCGGGCGGATACAATCTAAGAAGATGGAGCAACGCTAGCGACACAAATCTAGGTAACGTTGCTAAACCACACCCAAATTGTGGTGAAGAAAACTTTACCATGGGGCAAGACCACCAATATATGCTTGGAAACTATGACGGAGCACAAAATAATACAAGCTGGAAATTTACTTATGCAACAGATACTGGAACAACAAGCGTAAGCGGATTGGCACCTGGTGTTAATGGCGGTACATCTTCCGGTCATTGTGGCTGGAGAGCATAAAAAGATATAAAAATGATATACGAGAATTTAGAAGTTAGTGGTAGTTTAAGGTCTGATAGAGTTGTTAACAGACCACCAAGAGGGCCAAGAGCAAGCAGACCCTCTAATCCAAGCTCAGGTTCATTATTTCTTGAAACAACAACCAGTGGTAGTAACTACTTGATGTTATATACTGGCGTTTCAAATATCGATAATGGCTGGGAAAGAATTGCGGCACAAGAAACACAACCCACAGCATTTAGATATAGACAAATTATTAACTATTCTTATTTGGCTGGTGGTTATAAAGATGCGTCACCATGGAAGAATGTTCACAAAGTTACCAACCTTACCGATCAAACAACACATATTGGCGAGTTGCTAGATTACCCAGCATCATATACATCTGGCGCTTGTAACAAATCTATTTTCTTTGTTTGGTCCGTGAACGATGATGGTGCATGGAAAGGTCCGGATAGTATTCACGGAACAAGAACTTCAGCGATCAATATGATTACTGATACCAATTACGCACATCAATCAAAGTTTAATACTAGTATTGCACGAAGCGACGTTGCGACTATGCAAAAAGAAACTGAAGCGGCTTATTTAATTTCCGGAGGATCAACAACAATAGAAAAATTTAATTTATCGAACGAAAGTTATGTAAGTGGTTTTGCTGTAACATCTATCAGTGGAAATGATGGAGGTGGAGCATTTTTTGATGAAAGTTTTGGATACGCTTGGACATCTAGTGCCGGTATTAAATTTAATTTTTCAAACGAGACACCATCATCATCAACTCATTGGAGTGCACATGCTCAGCAAAAAGGTATTAGCTCTAAACATGGTAAAGGATATGCAGGTAATGAAGGAAGTTATAATGGTGGGTATAATCTAAGAAGATGGAGCAATGCTAGCGATACCAATATTGGTAATGTGGCAAAACCTCACACTAACTGCGGGGAAGAGAATTTTACTATGGGACAAGATTGGCAATATATGTTAGGCTGTTATGACGGTGGTGGACAAAATAATGTTAGCTGGAAATTTACTTATGCAACAGATAGTGGAAGTTCTAGTGTAACCGGATTAAACCCAGCGGTAAATTCGGGGACATCATCAGGACATTGCGGCTGGAGGCAATAGTTGACAATTTGAAAATTTTTACTTATATTACAACAAAAACAATTTTATTTATGGAAGGTTACAAATATGACAGAGCAAAAAATTTAAATAATCCATTCGATGAGAAATTGATGAAAATCTCAGAAAATATGTCTTTCGCATTACCAAAGTATAAAGCATATAATTTCGTTGGTGGAGCACAAATAACCCCATACGCAAAATTAAAACAATGGCTATTGGAATTAAGAGGTAGAGAGGATGCTGTAGAGCATTTAGAGTATACAGTTAGAAAAGCGGAATTAGAAATCCAAATGGATGAAGAAAGTAAGGAATTTATAGCCGACCCAAAAAGAAAAGAAATGATCGATTTAACAATTGCTGATAAACAAATTGATTTAAGAAAATTCAAAAGAAATTTAAGAGACGCTTATAGAGAAAGACAAGGGTTCATTGATTTAATTAAAGAATTTTTAGAAAGCGAGGACTCAATCTTACCAGACGGCACAAAATTAATTGATGTATTTGGTAACCATGAATTAGAGGAAAAATATGAGCATGAATATTGGACTGTTCGTATGGCTAAGCAAGCGATGCTCGATATGATATCTTATGGAAGAATTGGAACGGGTAACCTAGATTCAATTTTAATGATGGATCCTGAACAACAAAAACAAGTATTATCTTTAGCTTCATCATATACTATTTCAATTGACAGAAACATTAATCAATTAATGACACAAGCAACAACAAATCACTTTTCAATTGAAGAATCATTAAAAAATCAATTGAAGTTAGATAAACCAAATAATATTCAAACAGAAAAATTATTATAATGACGCATATTATTTTTAAATTACAAGGTAATGTTCCGGGCTACATTCATGTTGTGGGTATGTACTTAAACTACAATTATGGAAGAATTGCTGACGAATATAATGACATGAGAGTAGAGCTCAACCGTATGGGGGCTATTATTATACCACCAGAAGTTGCTAGAGGGTTTGTATTTGCTGACATCTATAAAGATTATATCAGTGTTAGAACAAATTCACACATCATGGATGAGATCCCTCAGTTAGCTGAATCAGGAGAAACAGATGAAGAAAAAGTAAAACACTTTTTAACCGATGAAGATAAAGCAGCTGGTGTTGCTTTCAACAAAGCAGTAATGAAAAAAGTTGTTGCGGATAGATTTTCTGAAAGATATAAAGAGCTAATGGTTGACGCTTCCACATTAGAAAAAGACACTTGGGAAGAACAAAAGAGAGAAGCTTTTGGTTGGACTGCAGATAGTGATTATCAAACACCGATCATAGATGTGTTATCTACAGGTAGAGGAATCGACAAAGCAACTTTTGTTCAGAAAATTATTAACAACGTAACATCATATAATACTAAATTAGCAAACTTGTTATTAGAACAACAATTATTAGAAGAAAGAATTAAAGCTTGTCAAACTATTGCTGATTGCCATAGATTGAAACATGAGAAATTTGGGGTGGCTATGAGTAAGCAACAAAAAGAAGATGAAAATGTGCCATTCACACCTTTAACCCTGAAAATGGACTTTTAATGAATTTAGCAATTAATGGGACGTGCGCTAAAGGGTGTTCATTTTGCTTTACTAAAGAAGACGCAAGATTAAAACATACTTTAGGTAACATGACAATAGAAATGGTTGATAAAATTATCAACCATTATCGTTTAAACACACCACAAGAAGAAATTACCATTCTAGGTGGTGAACCAACACAACATCCAAATTTTATTGATATACTTGATTATATCTTCAGTAAAAATATGAAGATAAATCTTGTTAGTAATTTTTTATTTGGTAAAACAACTAGAGATTATTTAATCGATAATATAAAAAACATTAGATGGGTATTCCCAAATGCTGCAGAATTAAACGAAAAAAACAGGATGGTTATTTTTAAAAAGAACTATCTAGAAATTTATAAAGCCTATGCTAATACCTGGGGGTTTGATACCAACCCTAGACTTTACTTAGCTATAACCATGTCAAAAGATTGGAAAGATAGAAACTTTTATGATTATATAAAATGGTTATATCATGAATTGGATGGTAAAGTAAATGCAATTAGAGTTGGTTTAGATCTTACTGGCACGTATTTGATTAACAATAAAGAAATGGGTGCCGAGATTACCAAAATCCTTAAATTCGGGTTATATAACGGTATTAAGATTACTTCTGATTGTCAAGTACCTCCATGTTTATGGGAAGGTAAAACCAAGAAAGCTGTATTAGAAAATTCTTTAAATTTTGCCACATTTAAAATACCAGAATATGATACCATCTGTGGCTTTATGCCGTTAGATGTGTTTCCCGACGGTAGCTCAATTCATTGTTACCCTTTACAAGATAAAGTAAAGATCGATAATGTTTTGGAAATCTCAGGAAAAAACGGTATATTAGACCTAAGGGATAAGTTCGACGAGCTTTATACCATAAATCATAAAAATTATACAATACCGCAAGGCTGTTTAGATTGTGTCTTTTATAAGACCGAATGCAACGGAATTTGTGGTGGATGTTTAGAAGGATCAAAGTAATGAAAAAAATATTTTCAATCCCTTTTAATCCAATGCTTTCAGAAGAAGTATTTGTGAACAAATTTTATCCATTCTTAGAAAGAAATAAAGAATGGATTTATGATGTTTATTTTACTTGTAGAATACCCCCATTTACACAAGACGCAATGGGATCAACGTTCTCTGACGAATTTAGAGATGTTGTTTTTGATAATGCAA